CCCTTATTTCTCATAGAACTTTATATTGAAACAAATAAGGACAAATATGAGCAAGAAAAATAAAAATGTGAATGAAGCTTCTGTAGAAGCTCCTAAACCAGTTGCAGCTGTTGTTGATGACTCAGCTACAGTGGCTATATCTTTCTCTGAAAACGAAGAACGATCCTTTGGGTCTAGTATCCCTGAAGAGAATACCCAGGAACTCAAAGAAATTACCGTAGAAGAAGCTTTGGTAATTCTTATTAATGGTCAAGAAAAGATTATTAAATATCTTAAGGAATTAGCCTTTCCTCCTTCCCTCGATGAGAAGCGCTCACGAAAAGATAAAGGCATCGTAGATCCGTTTGAGTAAAGATTGTTAAACCTTTAAGGAGGTGGGCCATGTTGCCTAGATTTAAAGACGCTCCCTATGGAAAAGATTTTGATGTTGTACCGGTTAATGCAAGCTTCTTTCAGAAGTCTAAAGCTAATGCTAAGAAGGCTCAACTTTATATGGATTGGGTAATGTGTTGCGTATATGTGCATATACCTTCTAGAGCTTCTGGCGATGTAGTAGTTCCAGACAAGGACCGAAACAAGTTTACGGTTAATATGAAACGTATAAGCATGATGGCTATGGCTTGTTCAGCAGCTTACAGCTTTCTAGATTATATACAGTTTCTTATACCTCCAGGAATATTTCATAAAATTGAGCATTCACTATTTTATGAGTCTGAGGATCCTACAAAGATATTTAGCAAAGAATTCAGAGACAAGGCCGACGAGTTTAAACTGTGGTATGAATGTTTCAGAAGAGAAATCATGACTGAAATCATGATGCTACATTTAGACTGGGGAACTATGGGGCGCAATAACTATGCGTTCTTCCTTGAGAAATGTTTTGACGATGTCTTTGACAAACGTGGAAACAAAGCCAATATAGAAATATCTAATGCCAATACCGTGATAAGTCCTACAAGTAAGATAAGCATAGAGTTTGTGGAAGTAACTACTCCTGAAGAAGTTAAAGCTATAGAGGACTATAATGCCAAAAACCGTAACTCCCCTAAATAAAGTAATAACTAAGGTTGGGCTTAATGCCCTCCAGAAGGGAATATTAGGAAGCACTTCTGATATAACCTTAGCTTTATGCGGACGAGGATCAGGAAAGACTAAAGGCCTTGGTCATTTTATAGCTAAAGACCTTATAAAAGGAAGATCCACCATAGCGGTAGCCCCTACATTCTTAAGCCTTTCTCAAGATCTTATGAGTGAAACTTTGAGTTGCTTAAGGTTATACGGTTGTGTTTCATCCAAAGAAGCTAAAGAAACAAAAGCTTATCAAAAAAGTGCTTGCAGTAAGCTTATATTCGACTACAATAAAAGTGATCATATTATAACATTCAGAGAGAACGGATGCAGAGTCTTAGGGATATCAAACCAAAATTTTGAAGTAGCACGTGGTAAGACGGAATACTCAAATCTAGTTATGGACGAAGCAGCACGATGCGACAAGGATGCTCTTATAACATCTATGGCTTGCTTACGTGGAGAAAAGACCAATGGTATTCATAACGACCCTAGAATGTTCTTAGCCACTACTCCGGTAGCTGGAGCTAATTGGGTGTCTATCCTAGCTCAGACTGGGAAGATAGATAAAGAAGGAGATTTATCCTTTAAGCTTTTATCTGGATCATGTTATGGAAATCCATTTATTTCAGACAAATATAGGAAGATGCTCTTAGGGCTTTATGCTGCCGGTAATGACGCTTATGCCCGTATGGAAGTATACGGAGAGATAATGGATATAGATGGAAATGCGGATATGTTTCCATCAGCCTTGTTTAAGGGTAGGTCCACCCCAGATGATGAGAATGGGCCGTTTGCTATAGGTATAGACTTTGCTGGATCTGGCGGAGATAGGACTACTGTAATCCTTCGTAACAGAGAAAAGATTGTATATTGTGAAGGATTCAAACAAGACGTAGACGGTTTATTTATAGCTAAAAAGGTTAGATCCTTAGAACAGAAATATGGAAAGACTAATATTCTCTTTATAGCGTATGATGCTACAGGAGGATGGCACAGAGATTTTGAAAGCGTTATGCGCCCTAGTAATGAGAATCTTGTGCCTGTAAACTTTGGAGGTGGAGCTCCGGTTTATGATGATTCTCCAAGCTCTCCTCACAATATATTCGAGAATAACAGAGCATTCTTTTATAGTAACCTTCGTTCTGCTATAGATGCAGGATTCTTTGCAGGAAATTCTTTGGAAGCTGAAGAAGATACTCCTGAATGGTTTATAGTTCAAGAACTTAGGGCTGTCTCATACTTTATTAATTCTAGAGGAAGAAGGCAGCTCATAAAGAAAGAGCTTATAAAAAGGATGCTTGGAGGTTTATCTCCAGACTTTGCTGATGCTTTAGCAGTATCTTTCTACAAAGATCTTGACGCAGAATTCATTGATTACACAGTAAGAAACGAAGATAAGGTATCTAGTTTTGACACATACGTTTTCTCACGGAGCTAACATGGACAATATGGACGAAATGAATAATCCCAATAACAGTATTCCTTTTCCGCAAGATTCGATTATGGATCTTCCTCCTGAAGAGAATATGGAAACAGAAACCAGAGAATTCTCAGAAGAGGAATCTAAAAGTATCATAGATGATATCGTAGCTTTGGCTAAGAAATCCTATAAGAAATTTGAGATTGAATACAAAAGGCATCGTGAAGATCGTAAGTTCTTCTCAGGCCAGGATGTATATACACACGATGATGATATAAGCCGTGGAGCAGATCGAGAGAAAAGCGTATTAAATTTGCTTAACACCCCGTTTCATGCCATAGTGAATTCCTTTCGTAAAAGCCCTTATTCTATCCGAGTTTCCTCTGAAGATTCTTCATTGAATGTATTTGTGAGTGAAGCTTCAAAGATGATTAAGTCTATAGAAGATAACAGCAACTACAAACAGGTATATTCCCAAGCTTTGTCAGATGCTGTAGCCGGAAGTCGCGGTTATTTATATTTAAGTACGGATGAGTTTCCAGACGGTTCAGCTAATATTATTATCAATGCTGCTCAAGACCCTACCATGGTTATATATGATGCAAGCATAGAACGTGGACAATCTTTTGGAGATGCAGCATATGCAGGGTTTATAGAATTCATAGACAACGAGACAGCTCGTAATAAATATCCTAAGGCTAATATTCCTGAAGATGATCGTCTGTCACAGCAACCTTTTGCTATAAACAATATTAACGCTATGTGTTCTCCTCCAAGTGGATCTACGGTTATCCTTAACTACTTTGAAAAGGATTACACAGATCCAGATACAGTAAGCGTAAATTATTACAAGATCATTGGAGAAATCATAGTAAGCTATGTGCAGTTTAAAGGTCTGTCTAAGATTCCTGCAGCTCCTATATATGGAAACGAATATTGGGAAGATGATAAGCGTATATATAAAGGTATAGTACGAGATACTAAAGAATCTTGTACCATTATTGATTACGCTCATTCTCAACTTAAAGAGCGTCTGTCTACCCCTACGGTACCATTCATATTTTGCGGAAAGACTGCTGTAGAGGGCTTCTTTGACAGCGACTATAGAGATGCTAACCGATCGTTAAGTCCGGTCAAGAGGTATCAAGATTTCACATCTAAGGGGGAGAAGATTGACCCTCCGTCTTGGGTGTCTCCTCAATATAAGATTGATGATGTTGCAGCTATTATATCCTTAGAATCTTCAATTATAGAGAGTATCATAGGCGTCGGTATAAAGGGTATCCAGACCGCTGAAACCATGAAGCCAGAAACGGCCACAGAGATTCTGCAGAATTCCAATGCCACAGTTAATAATTTAACTAACTTCTATGAATCAGCAAAAGCTGCTATTACATATATGGGTTCTGTCATAGTAGAAATTCTTGGAATCAACCAAGGTCTTGATGAGATATCTATGATGCCTTTGCGTTGTACTGTTTCTGACGGCCCGGAGCTTATTCTAGAAAAACAGGAAAGACGCAGACAGCTCTTAGCCATGTCACAAATAGTTCCTGACTCTATGAAGCCTGTTATCCTTGCACAAATTGTTCGTACTATGGATCTTCCTAATGCAGAAGAGATATATCAAATGTCTTTGAGAGCATTGCCAGATAACCTCAAGAATCCTAATCAAATTCCAGCCGTTATCCAACAGAAAATGACACAGGCGGATCAACAGATTCAACAGCTTCAGGCGGCTCTTCAACAAGCTAATAAAGCCGCAGAAGATGCCAATTCTAAGCTCTATACAGCAGAAATGAGTAATGCCAATGAAGTACTTATAGCTCGTATGCAGAACGAAAATGCTATACGTCTTAAGCTTATGGATGGAGCTCAAGGTGATAAAGAAGCTCAGAACAAGATCATGGCTGATGCTATAGCTAAACGTCAAGAATCTGAGAATGAAATGAAAGCTATAAGGGCTAAGATGGCTTCGTCTATAGTTATTGACAACAGTAAGAAACAACCTAGATTGGTTCCGGTTCCGGTTCCAGCGCAAAATTCTCCTAACCCGTCTGTAGAAAATTATGAAGCTCCGGGTGGAGAATACGTGAGCCAATAAAGAATATAAAAGTTTCTTAAACATGATAAACATTATAATGAATAAATTTCCATAAATAAGGAAAGGGTAGTATGACCTATAGAGAAGAACTTAAGAACAGTATTATTGCTAAAGAATCTGCAGTTGCTGCGAATCCGGCTAGTGCCAGCCCGGTTCCTGCGGCTCCGTCACCTGCTGCTGCCCCTGCCCCGGTAGTGACTCCAGAGATTCCTAGCCATGAAGCAGGTAATGGAGAACCCAACGCGCCTTCTGTTGCGGCTCCTGGAGCGGCTGTAAAGCCTAATGACGAAGGCGGTGATCCTAGCGCGGCAGGCAAGCCAGCAGGACCCAATGGACTCCCTATATGGAAGACTCGTTCTGAGACCGAAGCAGTTATTCATTCATTCAATCGTAAGCGAAAACGTGAACGTGAACGTTACGAGAAAGAATTAGCAGCTATGCGGAAAGAAATTGATGGTCTTAAAAACGGTGGTAAAGGTTCTGAAGAAGAACTCACTCGTGAAGACTTTTCTTCTCAGAATGAATATGACAATTACCGAGTCCAAACCGCTGTCAAACAGCAGATGGAAGCGTGGCGTACCTCCCTTGATGCAGACGCACAGTCTACAGAACAGGAAAGAACCCGCACATCTACTATCGAACAACGTATTCAGCAGAACTTCCCTACAGAAGCTGCTATGCAAGACTACAGAGATACTGTCCAAGCGTTTGTGCAAAATGGTGGAGACGAAGATCTTGGTTCTGAAGAAGGCCAAGCTATCACTAAAGAGCTCGACAATTATGTAACAGGCCCTCGAATCTTTTACGGATTATGCAAGCGCCCCGATATTTTAGAGAAACTCATAGATATGCCTGAAGATAGGCGTAAATGGGAAATCGCTAATATTGATAGGGCTGTACGTGCAAAACTCTTTGAAATTAACCAGCAACGAGCTGCTAACGGAGAAGCCCCTATGCCTGGGTCCTCGCCGGCTGCTGCTCAACCTGGGAAAGGAAAGATTCCTACGACAGGGAAATTCAATACGTCTGCATCGGCTAAAGGAAAGTTTGACGCTAAAGCTACGTTGCGTCAGCTTCATCCAGAGCGTTACCGCTAGTGTGTAATGTTCTAAAAAACTTTAAAGAAGGAAAAGTATTATGGCTTTCTCTACTATTACCTCTGATTACATCCAGCTCTTTGCCGAGGCGATGTCAGACAATCTCCCTATTGTTAAGGCTACGGCTTCTAACATGGTGGGCAAACTTGAAAACAAACGTGCCGGTCAGACGGCTAAGATCGTTATTCGCGATGCTGGTACCGTAGGCTCTGGCCTTGATGCCACATCTTGGGATCGTTCGAACCGTGAATATGAGCGTACTGCTACCATTGAAAACAAGGGTATCGCAGTTGATGTTGACACTCTGGCTAAGGTTACAGACGTTGTTTCGTTTGATTCTGAAATCATCGAGAAACGTGTTGGAAACCTTTGTAACGAAATTCAGAAAGATATTTCTGCAAAATCGTGCTTTACCTCTGGTGTCGTGCTGGTCAATGCGGCTTCCGCTCCTGTGTCTCTGGACGATCTTTCTACGCTTTCTGGCAAGCTCGGTCTGTCTGAAGCTCAAGGTGAGTTCGTAGGCTTTATGGGCTCTATGGAACAAAGCTCTGCTTCTTCGGGCGCTCTCAGCAAATTCATTCCTGACCCGGTGATGAAGGAAATCTACGGTCGTTCCAATATTGGTGATTTCGCTAATGTGGCTTGGAACCGTGTGAATCTTCCTACCGTTACTATTGGTGCTTCCAATGCCTTGATTGCAGCGGCTTCTACCAAGATTGCTTCTGACCAAGTATCTGGAGAAACTTTGGATCTTATTGATGCCAACTGGACAGCAGGTCTTGTTCTTCCGCGCGGTACTCCTTTTACAGTAGCCAGTGTTAATGGAGCTACAATCTTTGGTGGTGATACCGGTATGTCCCGTGTATTCATTACTGAAGCAGATGCAACATGTACGCTCGGAGCTTGTTCTGTTAAGGTTCAGTATTGCGGTTTGGGCGGTGGAAAGAACTACAACGCGACTGGCAACAAGCTTGCTGCTAACGCTGTATGTACCCCGTTGCTCACAGCTGGAAAGACTTATCGTCTCGTATGGGCCTTCGAACGTGGAAACGTTGAATATGACTATATCAAACAGGCTGCGATGCCAGGGGCTGAATCCTTGTCTGCGAAGTCTGCTGATAGCAAGATCGTGCTTGATTATATTGCTGGTGGAGATGTGTTAACGCGTGTTGGTACTCATCGTATCGATAACTCATATCTCGCTGTCGGTGTGGATCCTTGCCGTTCTGGTCTTATTTATCAGGCCACGACCTAACATTATCAAGGCTCCTCAAGGGTGAAAACTTGAGGAGCTTTCTTTAAACTTTATATTGTATATCACATGCTATGAAATAGCTAGATGGGCCTCGTTGCCTTAGATCTAGGTATTTCATAGCATATTTTTACAAGGGGTCTTATGCAGATATCCGTACGTAATCTTCTCATTGAAGCATTTTCTGAATCCAACATAACTGTTGAAGGGGTACCATTACGGGCCAAAGATTTTAAGATAGGCATTAAATGCATTAACGGAGTTGTAAGAGAACTTAATCTCAATAACAATCTTGTATGGACAAGGTATATTGAAGAAGTAACGAATGCCAACTATAATGCTTCAAGGCATTCATACGTGTTAGCTTCAAATCCTATAAATATCACCAGGGTTATTCTTCCTACAGGGGAAGATCTGATTAAAGTATCATACGATGATATCATGCCCTTAATTATAAGGGGATATAATTCCTGTAATAATTATGCTTTCAACCGAAGCTTTGAAGATACCGATGAACAAAGCAATATTGTATTAAAGTCAGAGATTCTCATAGACGGGAATTATCCAGGAAAGCTTACAGTCATGTGCAATAAATGCATAGACGACTATGATGAGAACGGAGTATTAAATATTCCTAACGAGTACTATGATATATTTGTCTATGGGATAGCAGTTAAGCTTATGATAAGATACAACATAGATCCTAACTTCATAGAGCTTAAACGGAGCGTATATAACGCCAGAGTATCAGATATCAAGACAGCCAACGCAGGAAACGCCCCCTTAACCTATGCCAGGAACTCAGGAAGATATTCGTCTATATTAAGGAGGGAATAACATGGCTAACAATGTAACCCTCGCTAACTTTTGTGGGGGATCCAATAAATATTCAGATGCCAAGCTTATAGACTTCGAACGGTCTATAAACATGTATGCAGAGAAGAACGAAGGTGACAATAAATATGCCACTTATCATATGCGTCCTTTGGAAGGAACCAGGCTTCTCTCTTCTATAGTTAATGCCTTAGGAGGCTGTAGAGGGCTATATTTATCTTCTACTGGTCCTGATGGAGTTCCTGTGCTTTATGGAGCTTTTGGAGGTGGTGTATATCGTATAAAGAATGAAAGAGATTCTGAAGGAATGCTTAAATATATAAAGATAGGGGACGTAGTCTCAGGATCATCTCCTATATCTTTAACAGAATCTGGCGGTGAACCTTCATGCTTAGTAGTAGCTGATGGATTTACTCTTCAAGCAGCAGTATTAACTAAGAGTGATACTGATATGGTTCTTCAAACGGTAGCAGATGTTCCTGAGGATCCTTTGACAGGAGAGGTTGTTCAACCTGAATATGCTCTCTATGCTGGAAATCGTGTAGTCATAAACAATAAGGGTTCTGACTACTTCTTCTTCACTAACCTTTATGGTATAAACGGCACTGACGATATCCATGCATTCAGCCAATCTTATACTAAATATCAATACCAAAAGAATGACGGATCATGGGTGCTTATGGAGTCGAATACATATACGGCTCCTACGGTAGATACTTATGTATCTGGAACTTTGACTACAGATTCAGATTGGTTCAACGATCTTAATTATCAGAAAGCAGAATTCTCTGCTGATACTATCAAGGCTATGATAGCTGTGGATTATCTTATGTATGTATTTGGGGCTAAGAGCTACCAGATATATTCAGTCCAGGATAATGCCGATATACCATTTACTTCTGAAGGGAAGGCCTCTTCGAATATAGGTATAAAGGCTCCTAGAAGCGCAGCAGCCTTAGGGAGCAGTGTATATTTCTTAGGGGCTGGAGATCTTGGAGAGAATGCTATATTTAAGGCTTCTTCCTCAGGGTTATCTAGATTGTCTCCCTCATGGTTGGAAAGAGAAATATCTAAGCTAAATAATTCTGAAGATGCTGTAGGATTTGCATATTCTAAGGATGGTCATTCCTTCTATGTATTAAGCTTTCCCACTGCAGACATTACTTATACATACGACGAAGCTACCTTACAGTGGCATGAACGTTCTTCTAAGGATGAACTCACAGACAGCGAGCATATGTGGTGGCCAGGGTTCGCTACTAGAGCCTATGGAGAAATCGTCCTAGGAACGTTTAATAGTGGAAATCTTGTCTGTCTAGATTCGGATAAATATACCGAATACGACGGAAGGCTTATCCGCAAGGTAAGACAATCTCCAGTTACTATCCAAGGCTTTATGCCTTTCATTATCAATGAATTTAGGCTCGTATGGAATACAGGATTTACTAAAGTTCTAGAGGATAATGAAGATGGTTATGATCCTCGTATAATGCTTCAAGTATCGGCTAATGGAAATGAATTCTCTGATGAAATATGGGGGTATGGAGGAAAGGCCGGGCTCTATGCGGGGTTTACTTCATGGTCTGGCTTAGGGCTTAATACCTTCGCAGTTATACGAATATCTTGTACAGATCCTGTTCCTCTGGTTATCTCTTCGGCTACTATGCGCTATACAAAGGCAGGTATGTAATGGGACAGACTTCATCGGGAAACAGTAATATATACGGCACACAGGTAAGTCTTAAAGCTTCAGATACAGTTGATAAATTTAAGGAAACTTTGGCGGGCTCATGGGGGCTTAATACTAAATCGTTTCCTAATCTTAACTGTGTCTATTGTGGAAGCTTATGCTTTGTATCTTCATGTGGGCGTATAGATCTTTCAAATATTCCAACGATATATTTAAAACTTCCTTCAGCTTCTAAACCTTGGAAGCTTACTGTAGGAAGTGAAGTATATTATATAAGCGCCGGTCAAATCGAGGTCGGGCTTAAATCACAATCTGAACCGGTATGGATCGAAGGGATCCTTATACTTTAGGAGAATAAACATATGGCTGTTCCAGGAGTATTTAGCCCAGAATGGTATAATGACCAGATAAATGAAGGGTCTTCTACAGGCACACTGGCTGGGGATATCACTGATTCTATGGGTCTTACCAATAAGGGAGAGGTCACGGGCCTCTATAATGAAGCTGAGAATGCTTTAAGCGGAGCTTATGACACTACAACGGCTAACACTGCTGCGTCTAAGGCGTTGTTAGGAGAAAATTATGAGAATATTGCCTCCCTCTTAGGAGGAAATGACAGTATATCTAACTATACAAATTTGGTGAATAGCTATAATCCTGATGATTATACTTATACTGCTTCAGATTATACCGGATCCGGGAAGACCGTAGATGATTTTGTTTCTGCAGCTTTAGGTACAGAAATAGCCAATGCTCAGAACTCTAGGTCCAATACTATAGCAGGCCAAGGTAACCTCTTAAGTGGTGGGGCGTCTAAACAGCTTGATGCTATAGCTTCTACGTTAACTTCGGATGAATTGGACAAGGCTTATAATCGTTATAACACTGCAGAGAGTCAGGCTCTTAACGAATATTCAACTACAGAAGCCGCTAAACAAGCTGAAGCTACGAGTGCAGCTAACGCTTTTAACACTCAATCAGATCTTACTAGTGATTTAGCTTCTTCGTCTTTATCGAATTCCAATGATTATATATCTAATCTACTTGGTCTCTATAATACTGATTCTAGTAATGCCACAGCATATGCCAATGCTTTAGCTAATCTTAAGAGTGGGGAAGCTTCGGCAAGTTCCTCTCAAAATCTTGCTGGTATGGCTGGATCAGTGGTTGGGGCAATCTTCGGATAAGGAGTAATATATATGCTAAATTTTAGAGGCGTCACAAACGCAAATCCTTATACATTGAACTTTGATACGAGTGCTATCAACCAGAATATTGGGAATGTAGGCACAAACCAAGCTTCAGCTACTAACAAGCTTATGGAAGGTTTAGGCGCTGCTATTAAATCCTTCAGGGATAAGTCTAAGCTCAACAAAGCTAAGAATCAACTCTTAGGTACCGTAGATCGGGAGCGTCTCAAAGCTATAGATGCAGAGTTAGAAGTATTAAATAAAGCTAAGGCCGATCTTGACGCAAAGGTTAATGTTCTAGAAGCCAAGCTTAGAGGAGCCGTACCGCAAGGTGCTACGGATATTACGTCTTTAGGAAATATTGCTTCTACAGCTTCTTCATCCCTTAACGACACCGAGAGTGTATAGGAGCATATATAATGGATAATACTAACGGTAATCTTGCAGATGCTTATACAGGAACTACAACTCCTACGAACACCCAGGCTTCTAGATTGAACGCATCATCCACAACTGTTCCTTCAGGAGCAGCAGTTTCTAAAGAATTTACAGATGCTGCTTCAACATCCTTTCAACGTAACCAGACTGATACTCAAAAGGTTATAGACGATTATAACAAGAAAATTGCAGTTATAGACGCAAAGATATCTGCACTTACTGCTGAGAAGGCCAAGATCGAAGCTAATCTGAACAATAAAGACTTCTCTGATGAAGAACGACGTATGATAGAGTCCTATACGACTCTAGGGGATCTTGATGCTGGAGTTAAGCAGATAATGTCTAACCGTCAGTTTAAGAGTGCTCTGGCTCAGACTCAATTCAATGAGGATAAGTATAATCAAGAAGCGAAAGATGCGAAGACTCTTGCTTATGAGAACGCCGTGAATGACGCTGCTACGTTTGTAGTTGACAATACAGAAGCAGCTACGGGTAAAATGCCTGAAGCTGCAGAGGCCAAATACGGATCTAAAATGGTAACGGTTCATGATGCTGCTAGGGGTGCCGGCATAAAAAATGTTGTTGCTGACGAGTATGTAAAAGTAAAGGTTGCAGAAATGCGCAGCAACACCGGTGCTGGTGGCAATAAAAATCCTGATGCTGTTGACCCCGTGGCGGCAAAAGTCAACGACATTGTGGCAAAATACAATGACCTGCGCAATGGTATTAATCTTAATAAGTTCGAAAAAGCGGATCTAAAAACAGAAAGGCCAACAAAAGTACAAGCTGCTATAAATGATTTGGTAAAGAAATTATCGGAAATAAACAGCTTGGATATATCCTCTGAAGACAAAACCAAATACGAAAACCTTATTAACCCGATGATAAAAGATTTTGTAGTGTATAGAGACGCAAGCAGAAAACAACAAGCCGGCAATAACGCGGCTTCTGGTTGGAGCACACACGTCGCAGCAGCTAAGAATAAAGCAGCAACCTTGGACGACAGAAAATTCAAAGAATGGTTAGCGGGTTCTTCCAAAGCAGCTACAGCGATAAGATCATATTTGAAAATATCACCGGAAGATGTTACGGCTGCTGGCTTCAAAATTCTTGATGGCTATCGTAAATCGATAAACAGCATTGTTGTAAAGGAGTAATCTATGTTAACTAAAGAACAAATATCGTCATTGGATGATACAGCGCTTTATAGTGTAGGAGAAAGAAAATTCCAAGCTAAGGAACTTCTTAAAGCTTACAGAAATACTCCTGAAGGACTTAAGGATAGATTTATTCTAGAGAATAAGGGTATATTTAGCTCCTTATTGGAAGAAGATCCTACTGGTCCTAGTGCAACTACTGGATCTTCCCCAGACGCTATAGCTCCTTATATGGGAGAAGGTATTAACACCAAGTTAAAGGATATAGATCTTTCTCAAGAACCTTCTGCCGTAAGAGTATACAATCCTTCTAAGAAGGAACTGAATAAAGGGCTAAAGCGTAATACTTACGACTATTATACTGCTTATACTGGAAATGAATTGAAACCAGAGAATCTGAGCAATTTTGTGGAATCTACACCTATTAAAGGTGGACCCACCGAATATGGATTGCTTAAAGTACTAGACAGACTTCCTGATGAAAAGCCTAAAGCTTATAATATCCGTATAGCCGAAATAGCACGAAATCTTGGTTATGATGTTCCAGATGCTCCAACCCCAGAAGAATATATATCTATCCGTGGACAACTTGCTAAAGATCTTATGGATCAACAGATTCTAGAGAGCCGTAAATTGGCCATGCAAGACTATAGCACCCCAGGAGCTGGAGTACTAGCTAATATGCTTCCTGACGAAATATCAGGGTTTGTGACAGAAACAGTATTTCCAAGGTCTACAGAATCTTTGAAACGTGGTGAAGAAGTAACAGGCAAAGATATAGGATTAGACGCTGCAGAAAATGCTGCTATGTTTATTCCTAATCCAGCTACTGGCCCCATAACTGCAATACCTAAGATAGCGCGAATAGCTTCTAAAGCTGGAGCAGTTACTCAGCCTTTGGCTAAAGGTTTAATGAAGGCTGCTTCAACTGTAGGGAATGCGGCTGTTGTTCCTTTTGCCTTTGAAGGAGCAGATGACATAGCTTACGATGATTTAAACAACCCTCGTGCAGAATTTGATCCTGGCCAGGCTTCTCTTGGTTCTGTTGTTAATGCTGCGGCACCTCAAGCTCTTAAAATAGGCATCGCCGGAGTAAATAGTGCTCTGGGAAGGAAAGTAGCTAAGACAGCGTCTCCTATAGAAAAATATAAAGAATTCCAAGATTT